GTTCGAACAGACAAATACTCTTAACGGTACAGTTCCCTTAGATATTCAAAACGCGTGGGCTCGTAAATTTGAAGGTATTGTTAAAAATGCGAAACGTATTTCTTCTTCCACCACGAAGAATTTAAACTCGATGCTTAAATTTTAATCTGAGACATTAATATATGTCGTGTTCCGATAAACCGATATTCGTCATTATAAAGGAAACCCCTACAGGATATTCCTTCGATAATGACGTCACATACAGCAGTCCATTCGCTAAGCATGTATTATCACAGCCAGCGGATATGACTCACCCATCATTGGTGGTCACGAGCTCATGGGGCTTGAATAAGAGTATTACGCAGATGGCGACCGGTAATGCCGGGTTTAGTATCTTGCAGAGGGCTAATAACAAGTCAAACTTTATACGAACTCACGATAATAGAAGAAAATTTGTTGGTTTGATTGATAACGGAACCCGTGGATACAAGTTAGCTAGAACAGCTCCTTTAAGTGGTAATGCTCCATCTGTTATGGAACTGACTAACTTACTTAAATCTATATCCAATTCCGGTAAGAACATAAAGGTCCGCGGAAGTCCTTTAGAATATAAAAGGTTACTCGACTATTTTCAGTTCTTGTTAGTGTCCAAAGTTCAAGCCAGGGATTTATTTTTAACTCGTCCTAATAATGTTCATATCATGGACGATATAAATGATCCATCCAAGGATGTTACGCTAGAGGAGGCATATCTCAGCATGTTCGATCAAGAATCATCCAATCGTACCATGTATAATAATGCATATTTCGTTACTATGGATAGAGTGGCCGCGTTAGCAGCCGTGGTGCGACAAATTCCTACCATATATCAAACGGTCAAACCACAAAATTACTATGTTGTACCAACGGGTAATGTAAATAGAATAACCAAATTTTTACAGTCCAAATTAAAGACCGCCAGGAACGCTTTTGAAATTCCTAACCGAAATACACCGATGAATAATCATCCTAATAGGATGCAAGAGTTGATAACACCGAAGGGTAAACCCATTATCACTAAAGGACCCCTGTTTAAATGGTTCTTAGATACTCGAAATATACAAGATAAAGGTAATCGGGAGGTGGGTGCAAATTTTCATAAGTTTTCCGCAGATAATAAGGCGCTCATTTTGTTTTATTGGGTTTTCGCATACCCATCCGGTACTCATACCACAAACTTACCTTTCATAGAAGCATTTCTCAGTATTTTAGATACGTTTCACGATTTTACTGGATCACGTGCGACTAAGACCTTCAAAAATATCATAGGTACCGAAAACACGAGAAATAATTTAAAGAGAATAGATCCCGCTCAACTCAACTTAAAGGATTTTAATACCAATGAGGCGCATAAAACGTTAGTTAAATTATTGGGTACGGATATTTATCGTAAATCTAGGAAAGCTTATAATACACCTTTAAAAACCATCATATCGGATGCAAATAAACGGGGATTAAACGCGGACGATAAAGTTGGTCGAATGTTATATTTCATCACGAGTATGCTAGGAAGTGACTCGGGTTCACTCGTACAGGCGTGTGAAAATTTATCACAAGAAATATTACTCCATCTCGCGAATAATGAACCCATTTACGAAAGACCCAAAACGTTTGTGTTTGGCGAAGGGCGTAATAAATTGTGTGACCTTCTCGATGAGAAAGGCGCTTGTTTAGTCGTCGATGCTATAAGTGGTAGTTTACCACAGTGTTTAGCTAAACATTCTGTCTACCATAATGTGGGTGTACTTGATCCCGCTACGAGATCTATACTTTCATGGAGTGAAGTTGATGGTAATGAAGGCTGTGTAGATGGTGCAAAAGAGAAGCTGCGCCAAAGACAATTGCGATTCAAACGTAGACAAGAACAAAAGCGGTTATTAAAAGAAAAGGATGCGAAAGAACGTGCTGAAAAAGCAAAAGCGACGAGAGAACGAACTAAAGAGAAGGAAGCTGCTAACGCGGCTGCTAAGGCGGCTGCTAACGCGGTTAAAACCAAGACTCAGACACTTGGTAGAGCGGCTCGAGCGGCGGCGAGAGAGGCGGCTCAAAAGCGTAAGAGGAATAATAACGCGTCGCCCAATAAAAATACAAAAGCCCAAACTCCGGTTGTAAAACGCGAGAGGAATAATAACACTCTTAATAATCGTATTGTTAAAAAAGTTAAATCTACACCTACAACCATGGCTACATCAAGACCTCCCAGACCTCCTAGATCTATAAGGGAGGCGTTACCTCCTATACCAGAGACGGCATCGGCTAGACGAGAGACGAGATCTGCGAGTGTGGCTCGCTCGCGACGCAACGCACCCGCTTCGGCCGGTACCCGCTCAGGTGTTCGTACCCCTGGTCGCACCCCTGGTAGTGCTCAAGGTAGAACACCTAAGTAAACCTCCAATATATCAAAAAATATACAAACATGAACACCCTAAATGAGACTTTCAAAAACGGAGCGGCCATCATGAGTCTCATTTGGAGCGTAGGAAAAATGCAAGAGTGGGTGCAGCGTAATCAGTATTAAAGCGTAGAGCCGTTGAATATATAAAATGTTTACTATCACCTGCTCTCAGATGCCTGCCCGTGTCCCCGTTTCCGACGAAACTAGGAAGAGGCGCGTGCGACATTGGCGTCAGCATATGTATGCACATCCGTCACAGGAAGAAATCGCAAACAGGGCTCTCAGTAAGGGAGCTGAGAGAATTCGTGAAATGGAAATTGAGATCGAGAGATATAAGCGCGTGAATGCTAAGCTCGAGAGAATGGCTAAATGGAATTTGCGTTCATCTCAGTCAACGCTTAGAACTTCCGAAGAAATGCTGCAACTGCTTCAAGATACGTTCGGTGACGAGGCCTTTGAAAAGAAGTAACTCCGTACGTGTTAGGTCCGGTATACGTCATGCATATCTCTTCGTTTTCGGTGAATCCTAGGACTGACTTATACATGATGACACATCGTTTTTAAACTTTAAACGAACTTAAGTCGCGAAATATATTTGTAATATTTAAGTTAAGATGTTTGCACTCAGACAACCCGCCTTCCGACCTACACCCTTTCGCTTCAAGCCCAAGGTGAAAAAATCCATCGCTAAGAGTTACTATGCACTTAATTATGACAATAGTACACCCCTGGAAAAAGTTTCTGGACATGAACTTTTTCATATCCTAACATTTCATAAGCCGGGGCATGAAGACGGAATTTATTCCATTACGGATAAAGACAAAAATGACCATCCTCAACATTTTATCCTCGCATTTTTAACGTTTGACGATGCGTTCAGATATAAAACACTTTTAGAAGCTGAGATGGATTCTTATTTACCTTATATTCAATTTGCGTCAAGATTTGAACTCGATCACATGTGCACCGTCGGAGGATACCATTGTAGAGTGGTAAATGAAGGGGTACTCGTTACTCCACCTATGAGAACCGTAAAACTTACGGATTGGGAAATTCGTCAATCTCTCTTAGATGGTAATTGGACCGTCGCACCTAAACCGGAAGATCTTCATGAATAACAACACTGTCGAAACTATTTGAGCGACTCATGATAGGAGAGAGTCCGTTTATGATGGGGTTTCTTCTTTGTGCGCATGGATGACGCTCCATATCGGCGACTGTCTTAAACGTTTCCCAACACATATTACACCGGACAGTCCCATATCCTCTCCTGATACAGGAGTTGAGCTCTTCCGTGGTATGATATCCCAGATGATTTATAAGTCCTTGCATATCTCCGAATACCGAACCACACATTTCACATGAGCAGTCGAATGGGCGGGTATATGCATCGGGTAGTCTTCTGTAGCGTTTCCTTTTAAATAAAAATTCGAGACACATATATTGTCTTCATATACTATTTTTATGAGTGTTTTTCTGTAAAATAATAGTCTGGGTAAATTTTTCTCATTTCGTTTTTTTGTTTGACAAAAACGGACAGCCGTTCATAGAGAGACATCATTTTCGTCCTAAAGTGAACAGTTGCAGCATCATGATCCACGTGCATTTCCATGCTGTAACTGTTTGGAAGTTCTGCGGCTGTGTCGGGGATGACTATATGTGGCTGTAATGCGTTAGAATGCATATGGTTTTGTAAAACTGCGACGCGTCTCAATGCAGCGCTGACGCGTGTTGCACTCATCTTCTACAATTAGTGTATTACTTTTTTATACAACTTTAAAATTCATGTTGCGCGATTTGTACATTTTCTTTGCAATCCATGCCATGAAAACGCCAACTTCCATGATAAGAAGGGCCTGATGAAACATGACCATTCTCTTAGCCCGGTCAGTTTTGGGGCTGAAATCACCGTAACCCACAGTACTCATCGTCGTGAAAGAGAAATACCATGGGTCCATAGGAGATTCAGTAAATCCAAACTCTTCTGGATCAAATGTTGAATATATGAATCCAAAAACAAGTGTCGTTAAAATCATTAATAAGGCAACGAGTATACCATCCATTTGATATATATACACATTTAAAGTTATGTCGCGTATACTAACAAAGATGGAGTCTAAGCTACTTATCAAACGCCTTTCTAATGACGCGATTATTCCTGAGCGATCTGGATCGAGTGCTTCTGTTGGATACGACCTGTATAGTATCGTCGACGTCGAGATTCCTCCCCTGGCGAGGGGTATTGTCAGCACTGGAATTGCTGCCACCGTTCCTACTGGATGTTACGGTCGTATCGCTCCTCGCTCTGGTCTCGCTGTGAAGAACGGTATTCAAACCGGTGCTGGTGTTATTGACCCTGATTATACAGGTGAACTCAAGGTGATCCTGTTTAATCATGGTGACGAAACGTTTCATATTAAACCTGGGGATAAGATTGCCCAGCTTATCGTGGAGAGGTGCGAAACCCCTCCTATTGAGATTGTAGACGAAATCGCATCTACCGAACGTGGTGAACGCGGTTTTGGTTCATCTGGTTAATCATAAATAAAAAATAACGTATGAGTATTTAGTTAGCAAAAGCAACACCGCCCATACCGTCTTTTATCTTTAAAATGTTGTAATTGACTGTATAGGCACGCACGATAGTACCAACCCTTGTGGTGGTACCGGTAAGATTCAGCTTCGCGTTATCGATGCGCGAGAAGTTAAGCGAACCGCTGGGCTGAGAAGCGTTCATCTTTAAGCAGAAAGGCCACGTGAAAGTAGCGACGGTGCTGAGAGTCGACGACGGAAGAGATGTGCAGTGCATCTCCGGAACGACGTTGTGGTGGTAGATTGGAGACATTTCCTCGAAGAGGGCAGTGCCGTTGATGTAAAGGGAAGCGCGGTCGAACGTGAAGTTGGTATTCCACTGATTGTTATCAGCCTCAGAAGAGACGACGTGGATAGCCTTGGAAGGGTGGTTGAAGTAGGTGAGATCGATGTCGACGTCATCCGCAGACATGGGCTGGAACTGGGTCTGTGTGATGAGCATCTCGTGCTCATGCTCGACGACCATCTGACGCTCCTCGGTGTCGAGGTACACGTACGTACCGTAGACCTTGGGAGTGGAAGCCGGAGTGAAACCGGAGCGGCACTTAATCCGCAGCTCGACCTGGTGGAATTGAAGCGCGGTGAGAGGGAGAGACTTGGTCCAATCTTCGGAGAAGAAGAAGGGAATGAGATAATGATCGGCGGTCGTAGTAGAAGTTCCTGTAGCGTTGTCGGAAACTTCGTCGAGCGTCACGGCGCAAGTCGCCTTAGCGCCATCTTGCTTGTAGAGTAAGTTGTGAACACCCTGAATGAAGAGAGAATCGAGGCGGCACACTTCCTGACCACCAATCCAAAGAGAAAACTCGGTCGTGCTGGTGTCGTTGGTGCTAAAGAAACCGGACGTGTTAGTACGACCCGCGCCGATGTTGGTGGCCTCGACCCAGACGTAGCTTAAGAGATCACCCTTGGTGCGCAGAGGGACCACGACCTCGTTACCACCGGCGAAGGTTCCAACGTAATCGAGACGCTCGGGCTTGAGTGCGAAATTCGTATGTCTCTTATAATTTTGATGGAAAAATGAAACTTGGGGCGAGCCAGTGATGAACACATCCTGGGCTCCCTTAGACACGAGGTCAATCAGAGCAGCTGACATTTTTACTAATATATGATATTAAAAATTTAGCTCTATAACGAAGTATGGTGCAATTCCAGGTTTTATCATGGGATGCACGTGACGAAGATGACGAGCATTTAATCAGGATGTTTGGAAAAACGATGGATGGTCAATCTGTCTGTGTGACGACCCCATTCAAGCCGTACTTTTTTATGAAGCTCCCTGATACAATGGACCCTGTGAAGGTTATTGAATACGTTAAAGATACGTGTCCGGATATTGTAAACTGTGGATCCCTGAGATCTAAGGATATGGAAGGGTTTCAAAATGGAGAATCTAGAACTTTTATACAGATAACCTGTAAAGATCTTCAATCGCGTCGATTCATCAGTAGTAAACTGAGAAGAACGAATACTGCATCTCTTAAGAAATTAGAACGGGATTACAAAGAAACGGAACATAAGCTCGTTCTCGCCGAAACCGCGGTGGAAAAGGAAAATGATGAGTCTTCGAAGAATCAGGCTTTGCAGAAGGTGGCGACATTAAGAAAAACTCTACAGAAACTGGATACGGATATTGATCGAACGAAGCATATTAGTCAACTGCGATTATACGAAGCGAATCTAGACCCTGTACTGAGATTTATGCATAGGTCTAACATTCAATCTACGGGTTGGGTGGACACGGGTGACGGCTGTGAACGTGCTGATTTTGCAAACGTTGATATTGACCTGTACTGCAAGTCCTGGAAGGATCTAAAGTCCATAGATAACCCCGAATCTGCGCCGTTCGTGATCGCATCAATTGATATTGAGTGCTATAGTTCGACTAAAAAGTTCCCGGATCCTAAGGTGAGAAATGATGCATGCTTCCAGATTGCCATCTCACTTATGCGCTTCGGAGAAACTGAGCCGTTCGAGAAAATATGTTTATGCTACAAGGAAACGGATAAAAACCTGGATGATGATTCGATTATCGAATGGTATCCCACGGAAAAGGATATGCTCATTCGATTTTCAAACTATCTCATAGAAAAGGATATAGATGTCATCACCGGATGGAATATCTTCGGTTTCGATCTTGAGTATATCATCGAGCGTGGACACCTTATGTCCTGTCCATTGTCGTTTTTCAAGATGAGTAAACTGAAGACGTACGTGTGCGATCTCGTGCCTAAAAAGCTCTCTTCGAGCGCTCTAGGCGATAATGAGCTGAAGCTTGTTCCCATGCCCGGTCGATTTATTTTTGATCTGTTTCATGAAGTTAAGCGTGAGTATAAGTTGGACTCGTATAAACTCGATAATGTCTCGAAACTCTACCTAGGGGACAATAAGATTGATATGGCACCGAAAGAGATGTTCCGTCGATACGAGCAAGAAGATCCGGTGAAGCTTCGGGAAGTTGCGGAGTACTGTATTAAGGATACTCTTCTTCCACACCGCCTCATTTCCAAGCTGTGTACGTTCATTAATCTACTGGAGATGGCTAAGGCTACTTGGGTGCCACTCAGTTATTTAGTGGAACGTGGACAGCAGATTAAAGTGTTCAGCCAACTCACGAAGAAGGCTCGAGAAATGAAATTTAAGGTGCCTACGTACGATTATGGACATACGGATAATACTGGGTATGTGGGTGCAACCGTTCTAGAAGCGATGTCTGGAGCCTACTACACTCCTATCACCGCCCTAGATTTCGAAGCCCTGTATCCGAGTATTATGATGGCACACAACCTTTGCTATTCGTCGCTCGTCATGGATCCCAAATACAAAAACATACCAGGAATTGAATACGAAACCTTTGGGGATCACACATTCGCACAGAATGTTCCGAGTATTTTGCCTAGTATTTTGATAGAACTCAAGGCGTTTAGAAAGCAAGCGAAAAGGGATATGGCTAAAGCGACTGGTGCGATGAAACAGATGTATAACGGTAAGCAGCTGGCATATAAAATCAGTATGAATTCTGTGTATGGTTTCACTGGTGCGTCCAAGGGAATCCTCCCATGTGTTGCCATTGCTTCTACGACTACGATGAAAGGTAGAAAGATGATTGACGACACGAAGAACTATGTGGAAAAGAACTTTCCGGGATCCAAGGTGAGATACGGAGATACGGACTCTGTGATGGTGGAATTCGACGTACAAGGTAGAACTGGAAAGGAAGCTATCGAGTATAGCTGGGAGCTTGGTGAACGCGCCGCTGAGGAATGTACAAAACTCTTCAAAGCTCCGAATAACCTTGAACTCGAGAAGGTCTATTGTCCATATTTCCTTTACAGTAAGAAGCGTTACGCTGCGAAACTTTGGACCAAGGGTAAGGATGGGAACATGAACATGGACTATATTGATGTTAAGGGTTTGCAACTCGTTCGTCGGGACAACACTCCACACGTGAGAGAGGTATGTAAAGAACTACTGGATGTAGTCCTCGACAGTAGTGGTACGGACGCACCCAAGGCTCTCGCTCGGAAACGAGCTGTAGAACTACTTGAAGGAGATGTACCGAATGAAAAACTCGTTTTGAGTCAGTCACTCTCTGATTCGTATAAAGTCAAGGGAAAGAGTGTGTCTATTACCGGGGATGAGGTCGCTAATATTAATCAAGCACACGTGCAAGTTGTCCGGAAAATGAGGGAACGTCAACCTGGTTCGGAGCCACAGTCCGGGGATAGGGTTCCCTATATTCTCATCAATACGGGTGATCCTAAAGCTCGAGCGTTTGAGAAATCCGAAGATCCGGTGTACGCTCGAGAGAATAAACTCCCCGTGGACTATCCGTATTACTTCCTTAACAAGTTCTTGAATCCTGTATGCGATTTACTCGACCCACTTTTCGATAATGTCAAAGATGACATCTTCGGAGAATTGTTGATGCGTGCAAAACCACCTAAAAAACCTCGTAAAAAAGCGGATCCGAAACAACCTACTTTGATTAGTGACATATTTAAAAAAGAGGGTCCCTAATAGGGTATGACTGAAGTGGTTCTCGAGCTTATCAGCGCTCAGCGAGAAGTGCTCAAAAATGTAGAAAAGACTGTGAAAGAGATGGAGGCGAAGCAGAAGGAAGAAGTGAGAGTGAAACTACTCGAAGCTTCTAATGAACTATGCCTGGAGAATAAGTCTCTGAAACATGAAGCGGTTCGTAGAACGATGGCGAGAGTGTTTGGTGATGATAAGTGTATTGGTAAGAGAAAGAATGGTCGACCCTGTGCGAACAAGTGTTTCGCGGGGTTCGATGGGTACTGCAGGACGTGTTATAAGTCCAAGCCCCCAGAAGCGAGGGTGATTAGCTTCGGAGAAGTTTCACAAGAGACTATTAGAGTTGACATGAGTAGTGCGGGTACTTGTGTACTTGCGGGTGCTGGAAGTGGAGGATTTCCGGGAACCCCGGTATCGAGGAGCCCCCCACCCGAAGACGAGCTTAGAGATTTACCTCCCCTATATTAATAATGAACAAATCAGATATTCTACTAAACTCTATCAACGCATTTTACGAAAAACAAGAGAATAAAGCTATACTTGTCGAACTACTGACGAAGAGTGGGGGTATATCTCTCCGAAATTTGGAGTGGTTTATCACGAATTACTCTAAGAAAAACAATCTTTCCTATGAAACTAATGATGGAAAGATCTTCAGTGTTCATTGTGCGTACAAGTCAAGTCTCGACGGATACTCGAAAAAGCTTTTTGACCCTTTTTGTCGAACGGAAAAGATAACGTATAAGTTACCGGGCTCATCTGAGGAAATTCATACGACCGTTGCACAGCTGAATTTCATCCGATGGTGTGTGAAGAATAATATCGTAGATTACATTCGTAAGCATCACGATACGTTATTTATCAAAGGGAATACCCTTCGATCCCAGAAGACGTAGACTCTTTTTTCAATTGTAGTAAATTTCCAACACCCGCATCCGTCGGTCTTGGTCTACCTCCTAGCGGTCCTGAAGGCATAACATTAAAATCGTCTAGGGTTGGTATGTACCTGTCGGCAGACATACCTACACCGGACATGAACCCTCTATCAAAGAGGAATGTCTGGTATCCAACATAGTACATGTTTAACGTGTACACGTTTGTCAGATTGGGGGTGAGTGAAATATCAAGAATAGTTCGATCCGAATTTAATTTACTGAAGTCCAGGCTTCCCGATGGCTCCACATTGATCGGATTCATCGCGAATGCATACGTGTAAATATTTTTATCCGGTTTCGAGAACCTGCTATTGTAAGGCACGACGTATTTATAGAACGTGTGGTCAGGGTTATTCATATTCGGAAGGTCCTGGCCGTTGACGTACAGTTTAGCTGACTGTTGTACGGGGTTGAAAAACTCATTTATGATATTATACGTGTTTGACGTAGAAAAATTGTACCTATTTTCAAACTTTCTCCCGAGAACGCCTGTATCACCCGTACCAAGGTTTGATGGTGAACCGTGTTCAGTTTCATCTTCGAAATCTTTACGTCGTAAAAACCAAAACATAGATTTAACAGGGATATCGGGAACGAGTTGTAATTTTACGGTCTCTTCGCCTATCTCAGTCTCCATTGACGGGTGCTTTTTCACTACATCCGTGATCAACACCTGTTGCTTAGTGGTTAGGAACGACTTTTCTTGCGCCGATACTGTAATCTCTTCCGTGATTACACTGAACTTATCTAATGTCAGAGGTGAAAAGTCTGGATTATTTGTAAAGAACGTGGCTGGTCTAAACTTTATCTCAAACTCGAGCTTCTGTTTATGAATAGCGCACGTAGGGAAATAGGGTCTGTTAGGGGAATTGGACGCATATTCATCTCCCTCGTACTTGCGTGAAAAAAATAGAGGTATAGGTATCATAAGCTGTGATGCATACCTAGATAGGGTCGCATCGTTGGCGTGAGAAGTACCCTCTGATTGATTACGATTGAGTGTGTACCGTTTGGTTCTCTTTTCAGAAGCGTCAAGATAGAGTTCGTCATAAATAATACCCCAATCATCATGGTATTTCTCAAGTTCCAACTCGTCTACACGCATCGTTACAGTTTCTATGACGTGACGACCTATCTGGTCGGCGATGTTGGCGTTCGATTCGACCTTAGGAAACTCGAGGTGGACGTACATATTGCTAAGGAGATCACCCATGTTCTGTGGATTGAGTGTGACTTTGATGGATTCACCAAATGGCCATGTCGTCGATGCGTTCGAGGGTTTAGAGATGGTGGTACTTTTATGATATTTCGTGAAGTTTGAATGTTGATTATACTCATAATTAAAGAAGGAATGTGTCGGGCTATCATGTAACAGGTATGTATCCTGTTTACCTATCGCATTAAGGGCTAGTACAGAACCCGTATCGGGACCTTTAAGGTCCATTCTTATCTATTGCTCACAATTTTTTAATATCAGTTTTCCACATGTCGAGATATCCCATAGCTTGGAGTCTCTTCACCTCTTCATTCAAATCCTTCCATTCCTTGAATAGGGCATCCACCCTTTCTTCTGTGTAATCCACCGTTCTCGTGTGTAAGAGATAGTCGAACGAATCATCAACTTTGGGAAACATACCAGACAGCTGAGATTCGAGATCCTGTTTCTTACGCCTGAAGACCACAATATCACCTTCAATCACCATCTTAACAAATCGCGCACGCCTGGCACAGAGTTCCGCCTTTCTCTTCGTAATCTCGAGAAGTCGAGCCTTCCTCTTCACGTAGTGTTCCACTCGTAGAGTGATAAAGTCTTTGAGAATATCCTCTGCACTCTCATATTTGCAAATACCTTTCGTAGGGTGGAAGAGGTGCATATTCGAACACCTGATAGTCTTCTCCAATTTGAGATCCTTCACAACATCCTTACCACTGTAATCTTGAATCACAAAGTCAACGTTTTCGGTTGTGCTATTGTTCGTGAAACTTCCGATGATCTTCTTTTCGACGAGAGTGTCAAGGTGTTCCTTATAGTCTTGCGTCCAACGACCCGGTGGAAGTTCAGATACTTTAATCGTCTTTCCGATACACGTCCATTCACCTTGAGCCACCCACGATTCATCATCTTGTTCAAGGATTTTACCCTTGAAACCTCGGAACCAGGGTTTCATCTTAGTCATTCCCTGTCCTCGAGTGGCGCTGAGAATGTTCGTCTTGATATCATCTGGGTTGAAGGGTGGGACGTAACAAGAGAATCCTGTTCCAATACCCTCGCTTCCATTCACAAGAACCATAGGAAGGGTTGGCATGTAATATTCTGGTTCAATAGACCTTCCATCATCATCGAGATACGTAAGAATATCATCATCTCTCGGATCGAAAATGGTGCGCGCCTCCTTGGAAAGCTTCGTGAAGATGTACCTCGTTTGAGACGCATCCTTACCGCCCATGAGCCGTGTCCCGAACTGACCACATGGTTCGAGAAGGTTAATGTTATTCGAACCGGTATAGTCATTGGCAAGCTTCACGATCGTTTCTGCCAGGGATACTTCGCCGTGGTGATAGGCACTCTTCTCGGCTACATAGGCTGCGAGCTGTGCCACCTTCATCTCATCCTTGAGATTCTTCTGAAAGCAAGAATACATCACCTTCCTCTGAGAAGGCTTGAGACCGTCAGCCACATGAGCAATTGATCGCTTCAAATCAGCCAATGAGAAATTCACGAG